TGCGATAATAAATTCTGAAAACGATGTGATAGATAATTCTTTTTTTAATTTCGATAACCCTACGTTAGCTAGGATAGAGGAAGAGGTCAATAATAGAAAGAACGGTATTAGAAGATTATCAACCTGTGGTGATTTAATTGTTTCGGTAACATCTGATGAACTAAATATCAACCAAAACATAATACTAAGTTCAACAAGCAAACAAGAGGAATTTTTAGCTGTATCACAGGCTCTGGATAACCTGGCCGAAATACAAGGTGGGGCGACCAGTAGCACACAAGATAGATTGACGATAAGAAACGATTTCTTTAAAAATATGATACAAAAATTAGTTGGGGTCGTTGCAAATAGTTTAATGTCACCAAGCTTTGTTACCGTATTTGCGATTAATCACGCAATAATATATGGTGAAACAGAAACATACGATGACCCTATTGACTTTCTTAAAAAAAATAAGAATGTTATTAAAGCTTTAGTCAGAACTATAAACACTATAATAATCGGGTTATTATTAAAACTGGCATTAAAGGAATTAACGGCTAAATTAAGACAAAAAATAAGTGACGATGAATCCGAAAGAATTAAAAGCTATAATAATATACTTTTAAGTTACGTAGGGGTCAGTCCATCAATAACCAATAATATAATAAATCTATAATATGGCCGATTCTAGACCAGATGAAAAAACAAATTTTCAGGAAACAGATTTAACCTCAATGTCTAATATATTGGGGATTGTAAGTGGTGCGTTCAATATGATGCAGAAACCAGCAAGACAAATTCCACCACCATTACTATTAATAGGTAAAAACCTAAGACCTGGAATGAGTGCAAGAAACTTGGCTGGTAGAATAATTTCAAGAATGGAATCCGATGCAAATATCCCAATGGGTGACGTGTTTGCCGATGGGGATAATAGCGAGGCCAAGAAAATTGTGGTTCAAGCGGAAGAAATTATAAATATGATTCAAACCGAAGCCAAGGTCGATATAGTTATCAACCCAGGCGCAATTCAAATAACAGCTGCTGGTTCAGCTGGACCTATACCAGTTGTCGTGCAAGGTGCCAATACAGTATTCGCATCTGGTTCTGGTGGTGTAATGTAAATTTTATTATGGAAAACAAATATAAGGATGAGTCGAATAACGATATATTGCTGGATATTAAACAGCTACAATATGACCACGAAGCTCTGAAACAAAAAATGCTTAAAGATTATGATAGGTTAATGGAAATAGAAAGACTATTTTCTTTAGCTAATCTAGAAATAACCAATAGATTAAAGGGTAGTAAAAAATAATGTATAGTTTAAATTCAAAATTTAGTACTGGTAAGCCTAATTCATTCGATAAATCGAAATCGGTCAATAATATCCTGTTCGGTGTTGTTACAACCGTTGGTAAAGTACCCGTTAATTCTAATAATGAATTAAATAGGTCAAGTGACGTTAGATTTAATGCGGATGAACACGCTATTAGATGTAGAATCGTTGGGTCTAAATATGATAACAAAATACCAGATTCAGAACTACCCAATTGTTTTCCCTTATTACCTAAACACTTAAACTTAGTGCCAAAGATAAACGAGGTTGTTTTAATCATGGTATTCGGTGATGACGAAAAGTATGGCGATAGGGTTTATATAGGACCAATCACCTCATCGTTAACAAAATTAAATCTAGATACCATAGATGGTACCGCATTATCTAATTTTGCTGAAGGGTTAACTAGACCATCAGCTGAAATTAGTAAAATACCTTCAGCTAGGGGTATTTATCAAAACCCACAACATGTTATTATAGAGGGTAGAAATAATACGGACATAATTCAAAGGGATAATGAGGTCCTGATTAGGTCTGGTAAATTTGTACTAAATAACCCATTGGTGTTCAATCAAAAGAATCCAGCCTATATTCAAATCAAATCCAACCAAAATATTACGGATAGCGAGGGTAATACGAAAACCATATCCGTAAATAATATAGTTGCGGATAAAATTAATCTTTTAACATATTCTGGGGGTCAACCAGAATTCAATAATCTAACCAAGGTTGATGAGGAAACTGGTGAGGCCAATTATATTACAGACGACCAATTAGATGAGATATTGGCCAATGCGCATCCATTAGTATTCGGGGATTTATTAGTCGAATATTTAAGGTTATTTAAGATGGCCTTATTAAATCATGTGCACAACGGTAATGGAAATAAGTCAACGGATAGAACAGATGGTGGTGGAACATTACCACTAGAGGATTTTGTTAAAAATGCGGAAAGGTTAGAAAAAGAAATGCTTAGTCGTAATATTAGAATTAATTAAGTTTTCTTAATATTTATTAATAAAACAAAGCATGGTACTTAGAACATTCTTCGATAGAAACAATACTTTAATATACAACCTAAAAACGAACGTGGGTAGAAACCCAATTGCGCAACTAACATATGGTGGTATATTCAAGGGTGTCAATTATAGTAGGTTTATATTTCAGTTTGATGAAACTAGAATAAAGGAATTATATGACGATAAGACATTCAGTGACATATCAAAATTAAAACACACATTAAGAATGACCAATACTGGTGCGTTCGATACTAATCTATTAGGTAAAACAACTTGTGACGGTAAACGCAGAGCGTGTTCTTTCGATTTAGTGTTATTCCCAATAGACCAAATGTGGGATGAAGGTGTTGGATATGATTATGTAGAATGCGCATACGATGGTAATGGTGGGCAATCTTCTTTTTGTCCGTCAAATTGGTTTTACGCACAAACAAATGTACCATGGTCTGGAAATACTGGGATATTCAGTGGAACCAGTGTTGTACTAGGGACCCAACACTTTGAACAAGGTAATGAAAATCTTGAAATAGATATAACGGATATAGTAAACGGATATTTAACTGGTGACACAAATAATGGTCTTGGGTTAGCCTTTGATAGCACTTTAGAAGCCCTATCTACGGTAGAGGCGTATCATGTAGGATTTTTTACCAGACATACGCAAACATTTTATGAACCGCACGTTGAAACAATTTACTCGGACCCGATTAAAGACGACAGAGCCGATTTTTATCTAGACAAACCAAATAAATTATATCTATACACTAATTTAGGTGGGGAACCAACGAATTTAGATAACATTCCAAGTGTAACCATATACGATAATAATGAAGGTGTTGTGTCAACAATACCATCCAGCGGTGTTACCCAGGTAACTAAGGGTGTTTACTGTGTTGAGGTAAACATTCCATCATCCATTGATTATACCGATTGTACACAATTTACGGATGTGTGGAGCGATATAAATATCAATGGTGTGGCCAGGCCAGATGTTGAACTGGACTTTATAGTTAAAGATTCCGATGGTTATTATAATCTAGGGGCCAATGATGGGCTACCCAAACAAGTTGGCGTTACCATAAGTGGTATTAAGTCCGATGAGAGAATAAATAGGGGCGATATTAGAAAGGTTTTCGTATCCACTAGAATTCCATATACGATAAACCAAAAACAACGCTTAGATAGTCTTAAATACCGTCTTTATGTTAAAGAAGGTAGAAATGAATTTACCGTGATAGATTATCAAGACGTTAATGTTGCAAATAATTATAATTACTTTCTATTGGATACTGCAAGTCTTGTTCCAGGTACGTATTACTTGGACATTAAAACGGAATCCAATCAAGAGGTATCAACAATAAAAGACGTAATCAATTTTGATATAACTAGTCAAGTTGATTTACGCAATTCTCAATAACAATTAATTAAAACTATGAACCATGTCTGAATGTGAAAATTGTAATTGTGGGTGTAATGGTGAGTGTGAAAATACTTGCAATTGTACCTGTAATAAAAATTAAATTAAAAAAACGAAATCCACTTGACTTAAGTGGATTTTTCGTTATATTTATATACAACGTTAACCCGTGTAGTATTAGTCTTGAGTCAGAGCGGCTTTAGAACTTTCTAGGAAGTAAAAAGATTGGTACAATTAATAATAAAAATTAATAAAGTTAATTAACATGAAAAAAAATCAAAACGGTATGCCTACCGCTAACATTGCCATTAATAAAAGTAGGCTTAAATTGTACAAAGGGGAAATCCCGACCTATTACCTTAAACCGTCAAGTGAATTCCAAATTGAATTATTCAACCCGACTAAGGGTATGGTCTTGGCCAAAATCAAATTAAATTCAAAATTAATAACACAAGGTGGTTTAATACTAAGACCTGGGGAGCGTGTATTTCTAGAAAGATATATTGACATACCTAAAAAGTTCAAGTTTGATACCTATGAAGTCAGTGGCAATAACGATGAAGTTAAAAAAGCCATTGAGGATAACGGTGATTTCGAGGTTCAATTCTATAAAGAAAAAATTGTAGTCAATGATTACCCAACACTTGTCCTTAATGGTAATATTACTAGACAATACACACAAAGTGGGGGGGCGAATAAGAGTAATTTTACCGACTATACCCGTGGTTCAAATATAAACACCACTGGTACACCGTATCCTAACGATATTACCTTTACTACATCTGGGTTAGGAAATTCGACATCAACCAATAATACCAATAATTTGTATAATACAAATATTTCTTCATCAAATGTAAGTATGGATTGGATGGAACCAGAAATGGACACTCAATCAAAACCCAAAAAATTAAGGAGTAGGACAGTTTCTAAAAAAATAGAAACGGGTAGAGTGGAAGAGGGTTCAACCTCCAATCAAAAAATGGAATATTTGAAAAAAAACTGGGAATATTTTTCATTCCATAGTGTAGAGTATAAATTATTACCACTTTCACAAAAAATAAATACCTCGGAAGATATTACAATTAAAAGTTACTGCACTTCTTGTAGTAAAAAAAGTAAAAAGGGTGATAATTTCTGCGGTAAATGTGGACATAAAATATAAATAAAAAAATATACGGGTTAATTAAAGGGGAAATATTTGCATATTTCCCTTTTTTTATTTATATTTGTAGTGTTAAATATAAATAATACACCATGATTAAGATTAATAAAACGGTTACTACCCAAAAAAAACATGAGGTCGATGTTCAAGAAGGTATTTATTTTTTACAGATAAACGAGGGTGATATCTTTAGTTTATGTAAATTAGAGTTGGATATCGATGGGTATAAATTTACCAGATTGGTTAAAGATGGCCCTAACAAAGCAATAATATATAAAGTAGGTACCGATACGCTACCCTGGGTGGTGGAACAATATTTTACTAATAATATTTACGGTGGGGAAACGAACGAAGAAAAATTCAACGAATTCAAGACCGAACTTTTAAAAGAAATATAAATGAAAAATATAATGATAACTGGTGGTGCTGGGTTTATAGGTTCACACCTTGTAAACTATTTTGCGGAAAAATATCCAGAATATAATTTAATCGTTGTCGATTCTTTAACATATGCTGGTGATTTAAACCACATAGACGGAATGTCCGACATTAATTTTATGAATATAAAACCAAACGTCAAAGTATATAGATACGATATATTCAACAATGTGTCACTTATTAAAACATTATTCAGAAGCTTATATATTACCGATGTGATTCACTTAGCTGCCGAATCACACGTAGATAATTCAATCTTGGACCCAATGACATTTATAAACACCAATGTAACGGGTACGGTAAACTTACTTAATATGGCTAAACACCACTGGGGAGATAACTCAAAGGTAAATAGGTTTCACCATGTATCCACAGACGAGGTTTACGGTGATTTACAGCTTGATTCAAGCCCTTTTAGTGAAGATACGCCTTATGCTCCCAGTTCACCATATAGTGCCTCTAAAGCGGCCTCAGACCACTTTGTTAGAGCGTTTGGTAGAACACATGGAATGAACTACACGATTTCTAACTGTTCAAACAATTATGGACCACACCAGCATCTTGAAAAATTGATACCAACGGTAATATCTAAGTTACATATGGGTGAAAAAATACCAGTATACGGTACTGGTGATAATATACGGGATTGGTTATGGGTCGGTGACCATGTTACTGCAATAGATGAAATATTCCATAACGGAAAATCTGGCGAAACCTATAATGTTGGTGGGGATAATGAATTAACAAACCTTGAATTAATTTCAAGAATATGTATCTTATATTTTCAAATGTACGATAAGAGTATCCCTTTTGGGGTTAATGGTGTTGATTTACCTATTGAATTCGTTACCGATAGAAAGGGTCACGACTTTAGATATGCAATAAATTCAAATAAGTTGCAAACGAACCTTAATTGGTCACCAAATTCTGATATGGAAAAATATTTAAGGGAAACCATATCATATTATGTAAGTAAAATCAATAATTAAATTAAAATAAATACGTTATGAGTAAAACAACACAAAAGGATAGAGTCCTTACCGCAATGAGAAACTACGGCTCAATTAGTCCATGGTACGCTATCAATCACCTAGGTAATACTAGGTTATCCGCAACCATATTCCAACTAAAGAAAGATGGTCACGAAATCGATTCAGAAATGGAGGAAGGTGTTAATAAATTTGGGGATAAAATTAGATTCTCTCGTTATCACCTTATAAAAGAAAAGGTTGCTGATTAATTATGTAATTTAATGAATTACGTGTACGTAAGCCTTAATTGATGTGTCACCTTTAAGTATCCTATTGGCTATTCTGTGGTGACCATCGATTACATAATACATATTATTGTACTTAACTAAATAGGCCCCAGTGTTATCATCTTTTAGATTACCCTTAACGGAATCTAAATTACTCATACTCACAAACCTTTGTGTTGGTACTATTGCGTTAACTGGAACGTCTAAAACTGGCTCTTGTTCAAATGTTTCATCATCTTTATATACATTTGTGATTCTAGATATGCCAGAATTAATACCATCACCATGTATATTATCATTTAAGAATATTTCACCCACACGAATTTTGTGGTTTTGATATTCATTAAGCATTTCATTGAATATATTATTTAGTTTCATATATTAATAATCGAATAAGATAAAATTGTTATTTTTATAACCTAAGTTATCCTCATGTATATCCACTACGTTATCAACGACTGGACCAGCATATTCGACCATTACAATTAAATCTTGATATAATTTTAATAAGTGAGGTTCAGCATCCATTAAAAAATCTTCAAAACCAGTGCCCAAAGTATCCATAATTTTTTCACTTAGTAAATGCCAAGTGTCACTATCATCATAATCCAACCATTCATTTACATATGATTCCAATTCGGTAAATAAGGGTTTTATTTCACCACCGACTTCTGGAATATATTCCTTAATTATTACATGCCAACCATTATTGGTTATTTGTGATAATTTATATATCTTCGGGAAGTGTTTATTTTGATTCTGCATTAATTTATTTGATATCTTAATCTCACCCTCGGATGAAGTTATCTTAAGCACCCTGTTATCACTAGTCAAATAAGCAATGCCAGAGGACTCACCTAATGGTTTAACTACATTCACGCTGAACCTAGCCTCTAATTTAGGTATAACGCTAGCAAAGTCGCTCTCAAGGTCCTCCATCAATGTATTATCCATCAAACCCTCACTCAATAATCTTCTAATTAATACCTTCATATTGTTTATTCTAAATCATAGAACATATATTCTATGTCATCATCTGAAATATCAAATTTATTTTTATACTCAATACCTACATTTATTAATTTATTTAAATAACTTTTATCTAATGAAAAAATAAATTTAGTATTATGTAGTTGGATAACTTTTTTAGTATCTTCTAAACAATCCTCATCACCACCGCACCCATTTATTAAATCCTCTTCCTTTTCGGTCATACCATCTCTATTAATCGGTTCCTTTCTTACGTCATCCCTCATCTCGAATTTTTCCCAAACATCCTGGGCATCACCACTGGTGCCACCATCTTGTGATAGTGTTAAACCATTTGGGTAAACATATGTCATAGCCAACTCATATAATAGTGGACCATAACCACGTTGTGAATATACGCCACCCACCATAAATACATCACCATTCGGAACGTACCCAAAACTAATGTACCCAATGGGTTCCTCTAATTTATAGTTATAAAATAAAAATTCCCCACCATCTGAATCTAAAGTAGACTTTGTTAATAGTACTATATCACCCAAATCATTCAGGGTCATCTTCTTTTCATTGATTAAACCTTCGTTTAATAATCTTTTAATTAAATCTCTCATATTAATAAATATCACAAATTTTTTAAGCTATTATGTTAATTATAGAATCATCAAAAACTACAGCTTCTTTAGTACCTTGTGAGTACTGAATAACCATTCCATCATAACCCATATTTAGTGCTAAACTTGTAAAACGTTTATTACCTATTTCTTTGATTATATTCATTGCAGACTCATCTACAAAATTACCACTTAACCCAGCCTCATTACCTATAAGGTTATATAAAAATCTACCACTATATGATGTTGGCAATATAATCGGGTTATTAAAGTTTAACTTAACTGTTTTGATTATATTTCCATAACCACCCCTATCTTTATCGGTGTGAAAATATATCCCATATCCCCACCAACCAGAGTCGGTTTCACCAAAAAAATTAATATCGAATTTAGTAAATTCTTTAGTTGTTCCATGATACCAAGTTATATCATTAATTTCACTTTCGATTATTAATTTTTTAAATATCTTACCTAACTTCATATTAATAAATATCACAAAATTTTGATAAGTTTACAACCTTTAACTAAATTATCCTCAGCCCACAATGGTTGAAGATTAGTCAACCCCCAACATTTTTTAAAACCAACATCTTCGGTAGATTCAAATTTAAATGATATTATTGGTCATTTATTTTCAATTCATACTTAAATAACCCACAATCCCAAATCTTATCATAACCCAAAATTTTAACCATTTCCCCTTCGGTCATGGACATGTCCAATTTATTTGGATACTTTTTAGTTAATATTTGTTTTCTAAACCCAAATTTATGGTCTCTAGATTCAGTATGGTTATTTGGGTGATAATACCTATAATCAGGTTTCAAAGTATTTATTAATTTAAACCCCATTTTTACATATAAATTATTTTCAGAATTCAATGTCCATCTTCTATCGGCAAAACTAATAATTGATTTAGGTTCGTAATTTTTTATAAAATGTTTTAACATTTTAGAACCTAAACCCGATATCTTATAAGAATAGTTGGTGGCAAACCTAGATAAGTCATATACCCCATTTCTCTTATCGCTAAATGTCATTACCCCAACTAGTTCATCATTTAAAAAAGCCCCTAATTTAATGGTTGATGAATCATGACCTTGAATATGATATGTATCTAGAAATTCATTTTTAAGGGTAGTTTGAATTTCCTTAATTTTACATTGCCTACCACCTAAACTAACACCATTAAAACACCTAACCAAATTAGTTAATTTATTGATAACTATATCCCTTTTATTTCTCCATTCATCAGAAAAAATGTGAATTAAATTATAACCATTATTATTGGCACCAATAGTTTTATTTATATGGTATTTTCTATCTTTACCACCAAAACTTTCAGTATGGTGAATATTTCCGTTAAATTCAATACCCAATTTAATATCATCAATTAGAATATCAATTTCTTTACCATTTAATATGCTCCTATTTGATGTAGTAAAATTAACCCCTAATGATGATAATAATTCCCCAATCTCAATTTCAGGTTTAGTTTGATTTCGTTTAATGTTATCTGATAAATTATAAGTGGATAACCTTTTAGCGGTATTTAAAATTAAATCTGAATTCATTAATTTACCAGAATATTTTAATTTATACTCATAGCCACTAATTTTATGTTTAGCTAAATGTGTATTACTAATAACATACATTTTCTCACCACATATAGCACATGTAACACTTTTATTAATATTATTTAAATTACTTTTCCTTATTCTATTTTTATTAAATATTTTATGATAACCCCTTTCATTAGGGAAGTTAGTTAAATAAGATTCTAAAGATATTAAATGCTCACCCTTAATATGTTTCTCAAAACACCCAGTAATATTCTCAACATCCACAGTTTCCCAATCACATAAACTACACTTTCTTATTTTACATTTATCAACCTCTTTAATTGTAAAATATTCTTCGTACCATTTTTCACCATATTTTAATTCATGTTTTTTACGTTGATATGTGTTAGTTGGGATATTAACATCCTTATAATGTTCAATAATATGACTTGTTAATATCCCACTTCTATTCATAGCATCATTAAAAACCCTACCATTTAATTTACATATAGCGATTAATTTTTTATCATTAGAAGATACCTTAATCTCCTTAACTCTAGTATTAATTAATTCATTCGTTACACCATCCCTTATTTGTCCACCCCTACTATTTATTGATATGTTATTATCTTTTAATATTTTACTTATTTTTTTATGACCCACCTTAAATTTAGTAGCTAATTTATGGGTACTAGACAATTCACCAGATATGTATAGGTTAATTATTTCATTGATGTCACCATCTGTTAATTTAATTCTTATCATATTATTTATATTTTATAATACAAATATATGACTTTTATTTAAATTAAACAAGTGTTAACCCATTTAATTTCAATCCAAATATTAATAATTTAATATATTTTAATTAAATTAAAGATATAAAAAAAGCCCTGAAAATTTTCAGGGCTTTTTTAAGTGTTTGATATTTAGGTTATTACCTTAATTCATTAATATTAAATGTTGGAACTCCATCAACTCTAACATGCCCGTAAAATCTGTTGTTTACGACTTTTTTAGCGTATCTCGTCATGATACCTTTTACTGGTGCAAAGTTGAACGGGTTGTACATTGTAGGCGTAAGTTGCATTGGCACGTATGGTGCGTAGATGTAACCAGTGTCTAACAATGATTTACCTTTATGTCCGATTATTACTGAGTATGCTGGAGCATAAGGGTCTCTGTACACTTGGTACCTACCACTTAATGAACCTACTCTTTCAATACCCATGTTGTATTGGTCTTGCTCTGGGTTAGCATCACTTACGTGGAAGTATTCTAAATCATCAAAGATAGCAGAGATTTCAGAAGATACAACTATAAAGTTAGCACCACCTCTTAAGGTAGACTTGTGTATTTGAGCGGAAACTTGGTTAACTTTAGTAATTAAAGTTTGGTTCCAGTCTTTTTGGGTATAAGGACTTGCAGCAGAAGAAGCTTTTCTCCATCCGTTGTAATCCCATCTAACTTGCCACGCAGCAGCTTTTCTGATGTCCCTTAAGATTTCTCTATCGATTTCAGCAGCAACTTGCTCAGAAAGCATTGCAGTTAATTCAGCCTCAGCATCAATGTTGTGGAATGCACTAACATCTTGCGCTAATTCTGGAGACCATGTAGCTCTCAATTTTCTTTCTTCAACAGAAACAACAACTTCATCAAGTCTGAAAGATACTTCTCCCATTTCAGTTTCTAGTTCAAGACTAGCATAAGTAGACCATGAAATACCTAAGTCAGCACCAGTTACAGCTCCGAAAGTCGCTGGGTCAGCACCAATATAACCATCATAGGTTTGAGTTGCTGTGGCTGGGTGAGTTAAATCTAATTCTAAGTAAAGTGCACCTTCCGCATCACAAATGTCAGCATATTCTACAATACCTTTACCGTATTTTTGAGTTACTAATCTGAAAGGAATTTCAGCACCATCGGCAACGATAATCGCACCATCTACATCAAGAATATCAGCACCAGTGTTGTTTGCAACTTTTAAAGAAGCTAAGAAACCTTCAGTATCCATTTCATTACCATCTGGTCCAGTTAATCTACCAGCGTTACTTGAACTGAATCCGATAACTTTAACGATAGCGTTTCTAAGTGAATCATCAGTTGCAGTTGGTAGAACACCAGCTGTAGTTCCTGTTACAAATACACCATCTTTGTTTAAGGTTTGGAATTGTCCAAAACCAGCGGTGATAGTGATTTTACCTTTTGAGTTGTCAAAAAGACCATCATTGTAATAAAGGTCATAAAGACTTTTTTGTTTGTATTCAGTTACTGAACAACCACTAAAGTCAATACATGTAGGTAAAGCAACCGCAGTTTTATCACCTTGAGAAAGACCACCTAATGCAGTGTGAGAACCATCGTCATTTCTCTCAGACGTTTGTGGAACGAAGAAGAATAATTTACCGATTGGCATGTTCATAGCTTGAACTGATACGATATCATTAGCTAACAATTTAGAGAATACTCTTCTCACGATTGGGAATACTACTGTTTCGAATGAACCTGAGTTCGCTGCGGTCGTAGATTCAGCTAATAATGTTGTTGCTTGGTTTTCATATAATTGAGCAACGTTTTCTTTAACGTGACCTTGAAGACCTTCTAAGAATCCTAAAGAATCCCATTTTGCTTGGGTTTGTCTACGAACTTCCTTCATGTGGTTTAATCCGATATTTCCAACTTGCCCAGAATTTAATAAATGTGACATAATTTTTGTTTTTATTTAATTTTTGTTTTTATTATTTTTATCTATTGTTAACTCTATTCATTAGGTCAACAATTCTTGAAGTTTCTTTATCTACATAAGCAGTCGATTCATTTAGTTTTTTCGATGCACTAGTAGTAACTTCATTTGTTAATTTATTACCCATTGATTCGTTAAGTGGTTTTCTAGCACTTAATTCACTACCTATGGTTCTGAAAAGTTTTTTAGATTCTTTTAAATTTGACACTTCATTATCAAATCTTTTGAAGATTCCTTCTTTTTCAGTTTTTGTAGTTGAATGCTCCATAAATAACTTAGTTACATAAGTTAAGTTTGAATTAAAAACTACAGTTTCAGCTAACATGGTTCTGAAGTTTTTAAGAGCTTCTTTATACTCACCATTTCTAACTTTAAGCTCATTGGCCTCGGTTAATAATGCGTTGTATTTTTTAACTGTTTCATTAACGGCAGTTACATTAGGAGCTTTTACGTTATTCGCCTTACCACCAGCACCAACTATGTCGGTTTTGTTGTTAGTTACGTTACGTCCCTTACCTACCTGTATTTTTTCGTCAATGGATTCTTCACCTTCCATTTCTTCATCTTCTTCTGTAATTTCTTCCTCGTTGATATCTTCTTCTTCCGACATTACAGTAGGACCCTCAGCGTTAGCGTGAGATACTGCATCATCATCGAATCCACCATCTAGGTTATCACCAGAATCAGAATCTTTATTGGCTTTTTGTCCTTCGATTTCACCCTTTGCGATTTCATTAGACATAGAACTATTTATATCACCAGTTGCGGTTCTTACGATTTCTTCGTCTAAAGCAATTTCGTACATTACTTCATCCTCGTCCTCTTCATCACCCATTTCTGGTTCAGCATCCATTTCTGGCGCATCACCGAAAGTATCGACACTAAAATCATCTCCACCAAAATCATCTTCGGTTTCAAATTCATCAGCACTAACTTCAGCAGCCGCACTTGGAGCTTTAATTACAAATTCGCCAGGTTCGTTAACTTTTAAAGTTACATCACCACTTGCATCATCAACAACAACTTCGATTTCATCGTCACCAGTTAATTTTTTGTAAACTGCGATTACATCTTCATCACTTGCATCTGTCATATCCATTTCGAACTCGTCCGATGCTACTGCATCCATTCCCGTTTCGTAATCACCTTCTAGGTCATCACCTTCCTCTGAGCTACCCATATCAATTGCATCGACATCAACATCAACTTCATCTTCCATTTCAGAATCGTCACCAGCCATCGGGCTAGCGGCTTCATCATCACCTTCGATTTCGTCTCCTTCAATATCTTCTTCCTCATAATCTTCATTTAAAGATTCTTTCACTAAACCATCAATTTCTTCTCTAGCTACGCTACGAAGTATTTCTTTGGTATTGGCGTTCAAGGCTTCTTGGATTCTTTTCGCATCCAAAAGAGCTTGTTCTAAAATTGATTTACTATTATCAGCCATTTTATGTTTTTATTTTTGGTATAATTTATAATTTGTAGATAAACCTACGCATTTGATTATAAATATGTGTTATTTTTATAAAAAGCGATTTTTTTATTTAAAATTATTTAAATTATTAATTTAAAAGAAATTTATTTATCTTATCGACTATTAAATTCCCTTTTTCAAGTGTAGATTCGGTAAATGGTTTCGCTTCCATTTTATCCTTGAACATCCAAGACCCTGGTGTACTAGGTGACGTAACTACATCCCAACATATGATTTCAAAATCTTCCTGTACTATATGAGTACCATTAACTTCATTAAGTGAACCCACACCTCTTGAAGAAACACCAATCATAATATTATTTCTAAGTAAGTTGGCTACTTCGTCACCTTTAGTTGAAACTATACCGTAGTTTACATATCCAGGTGTCATCAATATTTCCATTTTACCCATAAGGGTTTTACCCTCCCACCATGTTTCGATTATTGTGTGTGATATTCTATCACCAGCTATAATGGATGAATTTCCATTCCAACAAGCTTTGCCCTGGTCCCTGACATAGAAAATGTGGTTTGGTACCTCAACACAATAAACGTTATCATCATAATCAACTAATTCTGTTTTTAAAAATCTTTTATCTAAATAAATTCCTTTAGACTCCGAAATATTAATTCGATTAATATCTTTAGATGAACTTTTTTTAATTAACCTATCACCGAAGTATCTGTCATAATTCCTATCTTCGATGCGCAAATTTCCAGATTTACCAGTTTTTAATATAATCTCTTGTAAATCATCAATTAATTTTTTAGATGTTGAGAATACTTCACTGTAATTATCTCTAACCCTACCATCCCCAATAATAAACCATCCTAAAAAATCAGTTAATAAGTCTTTATTTAAATTTTTAATATCTTCAGGGATAAATTTATCATGTGATTTACCTAATTTATGTAAGTATTTATGTAACCTAGCATCATTTATTATAAAATCTACCTTACCTGATTTAAAATTAACTTCTCTAAAATCTAATGGTAATAAATCCAATAATGTTCGAATTAATTCTTTACTTGATTCTTTTTTTTGGGTTATTTTACAGATATATCCAGACTTAGGTGATTCAAAACCATATTCATTTTCACCTTTTTCGGTAACTCTACTAATTCTTTTAGATACTTTAGAAGCGGAAACTGAGCCATCTGCCAAATAAATACCTAAGAATTTAACCCATAGGTCCATTGGTATTTGGATATCGGACATTAATTTAATTTTTTTATTATAGGGGCAATTAAATGCTATTTCTGATTCATTTAAACCTTTAATAGTAAATATTTTTGAATCATCACCTACCCAATTACCAGTCTTAGGTATATACATCTTAGATATACCTGGTAATTTATTTTCATGAATATCCATGGCAGTTATAAACCTACCCTTATTATACCTATCTATTACCCAAAATTTATGATTAGGGGTAACCTGCAAATCAATGGACCTACCAACTAAAGAGACCATTTTACCCTTATACGGTTTAATTATTTTTTTTGAGATTTCTTTAACTTCTATCTCATTAGTCTCTGGATTTAATGTAAAAATCATTTCATTATCTGAGATATCCTTAATCAATTTCCACCCATGCAGTGTAAGTACCTCTGCACTTTCTCGATGACACTCAGGGTGGTCTAGTTCACCTATGGCTCTTCTTTGTTGGATAAGCTCTTGGTATCTATTATTCTCCCTTTCTAAAATATGTTTTGGATATATTCTACCATTACGATTTTTTACAGTATGTTTTTGAAGAACAACATAAACTATGTAAGGCTCGTTAACGGACATTTGCCCTTGACCTAATTTTTTAACTTCACTAATAAAAGGTTTGTTCCTTGAATCCTGTGGAGATATGTAACCAGCATCCGATTCTATTAAAAACCCGAATCCAGAATTACCTGGTTTAATTATCTTTATATCTGACATAGTTATTTTCTTTTTATACTAATAAATATATCATACTAATAAAAAAACCCCGATAAGTCGGGGTTTAGTTTAAAATACTTTTATTTTCTTTTATAATATTTAAAATATTTTTCTCTTTTAAATATATTTTCTAATAAATTATCAATCAATTCATCTAAGCTATCCTGTATAACCTTTTCTTGAATCTTAAAGCTATGTAATTGGAATAATGTTATTTCACAGGACATATAACTTCTTTTACCAAAACTAATCCCAGATTCTCTCATATTGAAATCAATTATATTCTTATTGACTTGGAATAGTTTGGGGTCTATTTTATTATAGAGTTCCGTTTTAATTCTTTTACTTATTTCTTTAATAATATCCTTATAAGGGATATTTTCATCTTCTAATAATGGTTCGGCCCATGCCGATATGTTTATGTATAATGATTTAGGTTTCTTATTATCTACCGTACCAGAAACTATATTAAAATTAGTATATTCGTTAATTATTAGTTGCTTACCCTTTTTGCTTATCATGTAATTAAAATTTACACTAATATAAGTCTATAATGTCTAAAAGTCAATACCCAGTTATCTATTTATTAAAGCAACAAAAATACCGAAGGCTATCTGCACAACGGCCCAAACAGTCGTAGCCACAGTCTTAAACGTGTTCAATGCGGTAACATCGGCCTTTATCTCCTTAAGTGTGTTAGGTGTTGCCACATCATCCATATACCTCTTCCACTTTTGGATTATATCCATATCCCTTTCAAAAGATTCCACCTTATTAAGTTTAAAATTTATCTCCATTAGGCTTTCTTTAATCTTAGTATCGTTATCGTTTAAACGTTCGAGTTCAGCTAAAACTAATTTAGAATATTCATTCCACCCATCCATACCTTCTTTTCCTTCTTTTCTATCCATAACTATTTATATATTCATAATACATACGTGCGAGCCTATCATTCTTAACGGCTCAATATTATCTCCCTAGTTAAAAAATTTATTTTAAATCCTCATTTAACTCTAAAATTTTTGAGATATCACTAATAAAGGTGGTATCGTTAAATTTTCTATCCAGTAAATTTTCCTTTGCCAATAATAGGCTTTCTTTTACTGACGAATCGGATTCTTTTAATTTTTCGTTTATCTGGGTTAAACAACCCTTAACCGATTCATTAAAAAACGTTGACCTATTCTCAACACTTGAATCCATAATTAGGTTAATAACTTTTCTTTCGGTCTCGTTTAATGAAATATATTTTTCATTGAATTTCTCTACCGCAATATTCGATATTAAACTAGTTGGCACCCCAAGGTCCTCATTAATAACCTTAACCTGATTATTGTTAATATATTCAGCAACCTTCAATGTCGCCTCGACAATTTCACCAACGGAACTGGCCGTTTTTTTAGTTAAAATTAATATAGAAATATTTTCATGTAATTCCTTAACCTTATCGTTAGTATATACACTACCTTCTTTTAATGATGTTGGTATCTTTGATTCTAAAAGTTTATTAGCATCCAATATCTCCTGTTTGGTATATTTACCCATCAAAGAAATATTCTCCCTAATATATTCAATAGCTTTAGTTTCGTTAACCTCGACCATATCCTCAATATTTTTATATATTAAAAATTGTGTTCTAAGTACTTTATTTTCCTTTATCTGTTTAAGATAATTCTTAAAAAGTAACTTACTATTAAGACGTTTACTACCAATACTTTCAGAAAGTATTGTGTTGTATGAATCTTTTATTAGTCCGAAATTTTTCATATTTTGTTATTTATTAATAAATAGTTTTCTAATGACAAAAAGTCTTATTCATCTAACATTTTGTCAATATCGTTTATCATGCTATTTATATTCTCATTAATTTTTAAATTCTTATCCTGGAACTTGACCCTTTCGTTTACAATTTCCTTTTCAGTCGGGATTATGGAATTTATCAACTTATCGGAGTAAATGTTTTTATATTTTTTTTTCCTAGCGGATAATTTATTCTTTTGCTCGATAATTAGGTTGTCCATTCTTTTAAATGTTTCTTCCGTAGCATCTGGTTCAACCCCTAACTCACCATCTCCATCATCACCACCTTCTCCGAAGTCAAGACCGTCATCACCACCTTCGGCACCACCTTCATCTTCATCGAAATCTAGACCATCATCACCTTCGTCACCACCTTCACCGAAATCTAGGCCGCCCATACCGCCACCACCGAATCCGCCTCCACCAGCATCACCGCCACCTTCACCATCTTCACCATCTTCGGATTGACCACCTTTCTTGGCAGCTTCTATATCTCCATAAACTCTATCAACTTGGTCGAACATACCCGTATGCTTAATAACATTTGAAGTATTCTCCATTTCAGCCGCAGCTGCCTTCTCTAATCTTTGTTCAAGTAAATCCTGTTTAATTTCATCATCGGACCAACCCATAATTTCCCTCTTACCTCTAGTCATGGACATAACACTAAAACCATTACCAGCATCGGAAACCGCATCTTTAAATAATGCGACCTTAGCGGACATGTGCTCAACCTTAAGCATTTCTGCTTGCGTTGATGGGTTATTCAATGTAAGGGTAAAGTTATCCAACTCATCTTCAAGCCCTAATAAAAATAAGTGCAAAATAGCAACCTTATTTAATTCTTGAATCATTGATTGTTGTATTCTGTTTACGGTCCTTGTAAATCTAATATCCTGTAAGGCCAAGTTTTTACCTTCACCAGTTGGTTCATCAAAACCTAAAAATGATTTAGGAACCCTAAGTGCCGTAAATAACTTTCTTTGTAAGTATTCAATATCCGCAATCTGGTCCAAATTAGAATTTTTAATATAGACCCCTGATTCACAAGCAAATGTGTGATAATTATGATATTTTTCGTCACCATCTACAGTAATAGTTCCAGTATTTATCCTATTTTTTAATCTCTCAATATTAACTATTTTATGGTTATAATTAACTTCGATATTAGATAATTTATTTTCTTTTTCTATATAATATCTCCAAGCTCTAACATTTTTATACCCTAATTCTTCTGCGGTAACTTTACACCATTCTCTATAATTTTTAAAACCACGTTTTTTTAGCATTTTATCTAAATGATTTCTAGTAAATTCGTTTAGGTTGGCCATTGAACTTCTAATATCTTTGTTTGTGGATTTAAATTCATTTATAAAATCAATTGAATTATTAAGTTCAATTAATGTTAAATCGGCTTTACCATTTAGTTTAAACATTCCCAAAAACATATTATAAAGTTCATCAGTAAATGTTATTGTTTGTTTTTTACTAAATACTTTATCTCTATATTCTTTTGACCTCCAATTATTCTTAGCAATTATTGAAAATGATTCTTTAAAATCATCAGTTGATTTAGTAATACTAATTACATTACCCCTTAATTTAATTAAGTCAGATTTATTTGGGTTATTATTAAATGTTTCATTTGATTTATTTCTAGAATTAATAGAATTAATTCTAGATTGTTTTCCTCTAATTTCACGTTCACTATCGGTTTGGTTATTAATAAATTTATTAATACCTTTCCTAATTTTTTTAATATTTTCTTCTGGGTTTGCCCATATAGTTTTCATTATTACTGATTGGTGATATTTCATATGGTCACCGCCATTCATAAAAACTAAATTATTGGGGTTATTATTAAATCTATCATGGTCTTTGTGATGTCTAATATTTTTTATCTTATTAGTATATTTTTTATCAAAAATAAATTCTTTAATTACATCATTTTCAGTTGTAAAATAATCCGTAACCATTCTATGTGTAAAAATCCATTCTTTTTTAGCTGAATCCCAAACACGCTCATACTCATTAGTGTTTGCTTTAATCTTTTTAGTGTCTCTATAAAACGGCATCAACGAATCACCCTCAACCAAATCCTGTGCTTCAATGAAACCTTTTGTTCTATGAACCCATTTATGGTCTGGAGTGGTTGTAATCGACTCACCATTATCTAAGGTGATTTTTAACACTTCAGCATCTTGTCTAGTTTCTCCAGCCCATGTAATCATTCCTGGGGCTACAGCACCCGTTTTAGGGTCACAAGAATACACCCATAAATTCCTATTACCACCATCCCATTCTGATATAATTTCATTAAGTTCTAATGTTCTACCATCTAAAAGTGGTATCTTAGTATCCAGTGCCACACAAGCACCAGCCAAAGTGTCTATTGGGTTTGGTGCATCTTCAGACCTAACTGGAATAAAGAAATCCTGGTCATTTGCCATTTGATTGTATTTCAAATCTATTTGACCAGTTTGAGCATCCATAATTGGTGTTCTCTTAAATCTATTCGCTATTTCATCAACGTATGCTGGAACATCTTCATCATCGATGTTACCAACGTAAATTTTATATACTCTTCTTTCTGGTGCTCTTGTAATACGATATATAAGCATCGCATCCTCTGATAATAATAATTGTTTCCAAATACGTCTACCTTTTTCCAAAACGCTCGTGCCGTAAGGTAATCTTCTATCGTCACCTAATAATCTAAAGTGGGCAATTTGCCAAGAATTAAATTCAACATCCTTACCCCTCCAATAAAATTTAACCTTATTTTCATCCGTATCGTCACCACCACTTGGAGACCTACCAACTAATAATCTATTATATAAATCACCTTCACGTCTTTCTATCTCAAAGTTAGGTAATTGTCTAACTCCCATAACACCAGCCTTATCATCTATATTCAAGAATACAAAGTTATCACCATACTTACAATTCATTAAAAATACACCAGAACTTCTTGATGTTGAACCAGTTACATCTTTACCGCACACAGGGAAGTTATGTCTATCATCTTCCCCATTGGGTCCAACGGCTTCTAAACAATATACATCTGATGTTTCATCTAATTTAATGACCGAAACAACCTTATGGTTTAATAATGATTTTTCTTTAGTTTTACCCAAATAAATTGATTTAGCTTTAGCATAAGATTTGTCTAAGACTAAACTTGGTTTAATTGATATCACATAATCAAAATAATTTTTACCTGTTTTTCTAAAAATAACTTTCTTTAGTGTTGTGGTATTAATTGATTTTTGAATATCTTTTCTTAGTGTGTATTTTATTTTAAAAAGTTTTATAAAATCTTTATCATTTTTAAGTAAATCGGCTAATTTGTTTACGCCAACATAAGTTTCACTTGAAATTATTAAATTAGTAATATATTTCAAGCACTCATCAGTGATTTCGATTGTCATTCCTTTTTTGGTTTTCTTAATAAATTCATTAGAACCCCAATTCTCTAACATTTTTTCTGAACGTATTTCATTGTGTTCTGTATGTAAATCACTTGAATTGTATTCTTGAAAATATGTAGGGTAGACACCTTTCATTTCTTCTGATAAACGTTTTTTTCTAGCATCCGACCTAAGATACTTATCTATTCCAGACATTCTTTTTTCAACCACATCTACCCTTTTTAAAACCTTAGTACCAATCTCACTCATTTTATTGTGCAATTTAGTGTGGTCAGAACTTTTCATTCTCAATAAATTAGATGGGTTATTATTTAATTTATTAAAATCTACGTGGTGTGATACAAAAATAGATTTTTCTTTTTTCTCGCTAGATAAATCCCTACCATCTTCTCTAACGACAACTCTATGAGTAAACTCAAATTTATTAGAATTGGGGTTGAACACTTTTTCATAACCATTAGAATCACTATTTTTAATTTTTTCTTTTTTAGAATAAAAAGGCATTAGTGATTGTCCAACAGTTAAACTATCAGCCCTCTTAAAAGAACCATCTCTAAGCATATATTCGTGGTCAGGTGTTGTATCAACATGTGTTCCATCATCTAATGTAACCCTATATAATTCACTATCTTTTCTAGTAAGGTCACACCATATAATTTTACTTGGGACAATCGATTTTGTATCATCTTGAATAGCATAAGACCAAATATCTTCACCATTTTTAATTCTATTAGATAATTCTTTAATGGTCACTTCAGTTCCATCTAACAGTGGTATAATACTATTTTCTCTAATGGGTGTGTTTCTTGTCCACATTGGTAATGATGTGTGAATATCCAATCTATTGAAAAATAAATCCTCTAATATTGTCTTTACCCTTTTTGAATCCGAATAAACGTTCAACATTCTACCCTTGTCATTAGTAGTGGTACAATTATGAGAAATTACCATACCGCTATTACATTTGACCCCAAATGAATTATCAGCCGATGCATTAACTAAATCATATACCGACTCGACCCCAACATGTTCAACACTAATAACTCTATGCTCACCTCCTCTATTTAAAAATTCTTTTTTTCCTTTATCATCAAGTAAATTTAATTTATCATTTAATCCTTTATGTAATTTTTCTATACGCAATTTTTTATTAACTGTGTCTAATTTATCCCATGTTTTTTTAGCTGTTTTGCTAAAAATATTTGACATTTTAACTCTAAAATCATCATTTGACCATTTTTCTTTATTTAAATCAGTGTGTAATTTTTGGTGGTCATCCCAAAACATATATTCTAATTCATTAGGGTTATTATTTAACTTATTAAATGATTTGTGGTGTACCACAATTTTTTGGTCATTAGATTTTTCATCCAATAACATTCTTTTTTTATCTTCAATATTTTCACTTTCAGCGACAATAATATGTGTTAATTTAGTGTCGCCCTTAAAATTAGTTAAACTAACCTTTTCATAACCCTTATAATCCAATTTTCTAGATATAGTTTTTAATGAGTCACCATATTTTAAGCTTTTAGTTTCAACCCACAAACCATCGTTTGATAACCATTTATGGTTATCGGTGGATAATAACTCAGTGCCATCATCTAGTATGATTTTAAAAATATCTTTTTCACCCTTTAAAACAACCCTATCAATTTTAGATGGTTTAATTTTATTACTTTTAATATCCACGCCATAGGTCCAAAAATTAGTTACACCTTTATCATGTAATTCTTTTACCGTGTATTCAGTACCATCTAATAAAGGTATAACTGATGATGCCGCCAAGCATTCTTCCATCATAATATCAAGTGCTGCGGATATTTCTGGATAAAACTCCATAGCCTCGAAGTCGGTATAAGACCCGATACGAGTAGTTTCGTAATGTATCGATTGTTGAAAAAGCTCACCATCGACCTTTCGCCACATACCACCAAGGTATTTATTTTGTTGTGCCTGTAGTTTAGCCCTATCGTATGCTTCTTTATCCTTAGTTTTTATCAATGCGTCATTACCAATAGAATACCTATTCGTAGTATCCTTTGGTACATTTATCCCATCTGGTCCAAAAACGTTGTTTAGTCTTTGAAATACTGTTAATTTCTTTCCAGCCATAATTTTACTTTAATTTTATTCAATATACTCAATTAATCATATAATTAAATAGTTATTCCACATAATCACACTGTACATATGCCTGTCTCTCAACACCACTACCCGTTACTACCGTAACGAATGAATATGTTGAGATAAAATCATTACCCTGTGAACCTAAAGGTGTTGTACAAAAAAATACGCCCTTAGGTTCATTCTTTTTAACTTTTTGATTATCGAACGGGGTCCATTTGTATAACTCCCCACCTTTTTCACCACCACTTTTTCTTACGAATACTTTTCTACCTTCTAAACTCATATCTAATTTATTTTTTATCTTGTTCCACTAAATAACCATAAATACTCACCCTTAGGGTCTTGCATATTTCTAGCGGTTACATCATTGAATCTAGGTTTACCCGTAGAAGCTTTATTTTTGCCAGATTTGGGTACAAACCCATTATCATAGGCATTAACTGGTTTAGCCGCACCACCACCAACGGACCAACTAGATAGAATAGCCTTACTTTGTGTCTTTAGTTTTTTTAATTTTTTAAACGAATGTTCCAATACCCATAATGGCATACCCAATGCCATAAGTAAATCATCGTGGTATCCGTCCTGATGGTCTGGTCTACCATTCTTATATATAAACGTTTTCATTTCCGAGGTCGTTCTTCTAGATTTAATTTTAACACCATTACTCCTAATCATAAATTCTAGGTGTGCAATCATAGGTAATCTAACCCCATTGGCGTTGAATCCTGGCATCTTTTCATTCTTTGCGTGGTATTCAAGCTCGTGTTTCTTACTATTAAGAATTTTACCCCTAGGTTCATCATAATGTAAGTATTTATATTTTAATTCAATCAACTTTAACACCGTTGAAACACCCATACCGCCAGTTATATCTATAACGCTGTAAGCTTCGTACATGTTTCCATATTCGTATATGATTTCCCCTAAAACATCGGGTGGAACTTTACCCTGATATTCAAATACCTGTTCCATGGTGGTAAAATCAAGAATCCATATTGTAGATGAATCCTCACCATCACCCCTACTAACATCCGAACCTAAAATATATTCATGACCAGCCACGGGCTTGGCCCACATCCAAAATTCGGATTCGATACCAGTGGTCCATTTCGGGTCCTCAACATTATTATCCTCATGGTACGCAATATCCTCATCC